GAAGGGCGTGGTTTAATAGAGAAAACTCCAGTTAATCAGAATAAGTCTGGTTATTGGACTGGTACAGTAACATATTCTAATTACAATATACTTGGTGATCCTTTACTTCCTGCAGAAGAGTGTACTACTGTAATCTCTGCTATGGATTCCTTGTATGAAAATTTAAGTGATGTTGTAAAAGAAGAGTCTGTAACAAGAAGTCTACCTGATTATATTGATGGCGAGACTACAGACTTTGAATTATATTGGGATGATAATACTGGAGTTGATACAGAAGAAGACGAAGATCTATTCCTTACAATTAATTCAGTATTACAAAGACCTAAGTTTACAGAAAACTATCCATTGAAAGATGCATACTGGATTGATAGGACTGTAATTCCTAACGTAATTAAATTTGATACTGCTCCTATATGGGATCAAGATTTAGGTGCTAAGAGTATTGGTGAACCAACTGCTGTAGAAAAAGTTGTAGGTATTGGCGTTTCTAATTACAAAAGATTGACAATTGATTTTGAATTAGTAGATGGTATTAGAAACGGACCTTTCTTAATTCTTGACGTATTAGATGGAACTGTTCTTAGTATTGAATCTGAAGATAGTTTGTATGTATTTTTAGATGGTGTACTACAAGTAAACGGAAAGGCGTATACTGTTTCAGGTCCTAACATCACATTCCATGATTCTATCAAGAAGGATATGCAGATTGACATGCGTTACATCTATGGTAGAGACGTAGGTCAAATATTAAACATATACGATTTTGCACCTGATACTTACTTCAGTCAAGGAACTTTCTCATTTGTTGCTTCTCAACAGAACATGGATACCTTACTTAAGTATGCATGGATGGGTGAGAAAATTGGTAATCCTATACATGTATGGCAAACAAGAGCAAATGGTACTAAGAATGTAATAGGTGAACTTTCAAACCCAATTAGAACTGGAAACACTGTAGTATTTGAATTGAAATCTCAAAACTCAAATATTGAACCTGGTTTAGATTATACATTTGCATCAAAAGGAAACTATAATAATACATTTGTACTAACAGATGCAGATATAACAAGTGAGATTTTAAATCTTAAGAAAGATGGTGATGGTAGAAATATACTGAAAGATCCTAACTCTGCTTGGTTTGGAACAATCTTTGGTAAAACATACAAAGCACCTTTTGTATATCTTTCTAATGGAGATAATATTAGAGTAGATGGTGAAACAGGTTTTAGAAAAATCAAACAACTTCCTACTGAAACTACCAGTAAAGATGGAAGACCTAATGAACAAACATCTGATGATATCTTTGGTGCAGTCTCAGTTGAGACTTATACTGGAATCACGAGAGGAGAAGGTCTTTCTGTCGTTGCAGAAATTGAGAATGGATCTGTAATATCTCTTACATGGAACCAGCGTAGTTATGATCCAATTACACAACCAACTGCATATCAGTATTACACACCTCCTGTACTTAAGTTTGAGACATTAGATGGTAATGGTGGTGGTGCTAAAGCAAATGTATTAGTAAGTAAAGGTCAAGTAATTAGTGTTGATTTACTTGATGGTGGTTCTGGATATACCAAAGCACCTAAAGTTATCACAACTAGAAGATTTGATATCTTAAGTGACAGAGACGTTGGTGTTTCTCTAATCAATGTTGCTATCAATCCATTTGTAGAAAGTGGTGGTTTGACTTCCTTCTCAGTTGTTACTGAGATTGATGAGTCTGGTCTTACAGGTATTACTGGTATCAGTTCTCTATCAGTAAGAGCAGCGGGTGATGCTGAGATTCAACTTGAAAGAGAATTTACTCCTGATGAGATCGAGGTATTCTCTATTGGTGGAGCATTAGATCCACAAAGAGATTATCTAGAAGTTAATACTAACAGACCTACCGCTGCTGCTGATGTACAAGTCTTTGAAGGTCCTACATACGAAGCAACTGTTGTTTCTGCAGAGATTCAAGATATTGTATCTCTCAATTCTATATCTACTGTTTCTAAAGCAATTACACAGACTCAGCAGATTGAGATTCCTAATAATGCAATCAGCAATGTCAACTACTTTGAGAATGCTGCACTATTGGATCTTGACTTCCTCATCGGTGATGTTATTGCTTACATTGCTGATACATCTAAGTTTGCTCCTAGTGGCAGATTGATGATTGGTGATGAAGTTATATACTATGAGAAGAAGATCAATGATAGATTCTATCAAATCATTAGAGGATATCAAGGAACAACCGAACAAGATTGGGTTGCTGGAACTTACCTCAGACAGATTGAAGATGTAACAGTTATATCTGCTGGTCTTGTTGAGGTTGAATCTGAGAGCGATGTTAGGATGGTTAACATCGGACTTGTTGGTTCTGGATTTGAAAGACAGGTATTCAGACAAGTAACATCTCCTGATGACTTAGAAATTACTAAGGAATCAGCAGAAGTTCTTATCGTACCTCCACCTGGCGGTGCAATAGATGGTTATGAGGAAACAGCATTCATCAATGATCCTGTACAACAGAGAAATCAAAACCAAGTTGATTTGATTGAGAATGCTCTTGGTAACTATACTGTTACTCAACGTGATGGAACAATCATTGAAATAAGGAACGAAAAATTTGGAACTAACGAATATGTCGGTTCTTACATTAAGACTACTGTAGGTCCTAACATAGGAAACTGGCAGTACATATCATTTGATGATGGAACCTGTGATGTATCTAACCTAACAATCTCTGATATATCAACATACTTCCCATCATTGACTCTTGGTGACTTTGTAGATAGAGCAAAATCTACCTTTACAAAGGCAGGAGATAAGTTTAATCTTGCACTACCATCAATACAAAATCCTGTTGCTATTAGTTCTACAGTAGGAACTATTGGCGGAAATATTGTTGTACAAGACACAACTTACTTCCCAACAACAGGGTATCTTTTACATAATAATGGTACATATACAGGTATAATTAAGTATACTGGTAAGACTGCTAACAGCTTCACTGGTTGTACTAGACATAATGGTGATAATCAGATTGCGTCTGGATCTGAGATAGTACCTATATCAATCGTATAAATAAACGTATAAATAACTCAGGCACATATTACAATAACGTCGGAACAGAAAAACAATGGCTGCTATTATCTCTGATAAGTTTAGAATTTTTAACGCTAAACAATTTTTAGAATCTTTAACCGAAGGACCTAACGATACGAGTTCGGAAAGATCAAGAATGTATTTCTTTGTGGGTAGACCACAACCGTGGAAGGCATATCTGGAAATACATACCAAGAACTCTACGGCTTTCGTAGTCGGGAATGAAGTCTATGTGGGTACATATGGATCAACTGCTTTTCGTGCCACAGTTGCAGCAGTATATGACACCGCTTTATTATTAACCGACGTTTTTGGAAGTAATGGTGTCAACTCTGCTCCTCCTCTTGGATCTGCATTAAAAGGTAGAACAGGTGGTTCTGGAGGTTCTGATACAGGTGCTACAGCAGTCTCTGGTGTATATCGTTACGCTACTGAAGATGTTCCACCACTTCCTCTAGACAATCAGAGAGAAAAGATTGCTCTATACGACGAATTAATTGCTGCCAAACGTATTACTGATTCTTTTGCAAGAACAGTTATCCGCCGTTACAACTGGGATTTAGTTGCTAACCCCAAGTATGATATGTGGAAACCAGACTACTCTGCTACACCAGGTGGCGGTGGTCAAGTTGGTAAACAAACAGCAACTGGTGCTTCAAGCATTTCAGATGCTAAGTTCTATGTAATGAACTCATACTACGAAGTATTTAAGTGTCTCTATAACGGAGAAGATCCTAGTAACACTACAGGACAAAACGCAACTGAAGAACCATATACTGCTGGTGGTAACTATGATTCTGCAACTGGTCTTTATACAGAGACAACTGGTGCAGGATACATCTGGAAGTACATGTATACTATCCCTACTGATGATGTTCTTAAGTTCTTATCATCAGACTTTATGCCAATCGTTCTTCCTGCTAACGTAAGTAGAACTGCTGTTGCTGGTATTGCAGTTGCTGGTGCTATTGATGTAGCACTTGTTGAGAATGCTGGATCAGGTCTTCCTGCTTCACAAACTCTATACACTGCTATTGTTGGTGATGGAACAGGTGGTAAAGTTAAGTTTGTAACAAACGGTGCTGGTACAATCACATCTGCTGAGATCGAAGCACGTGGATCAGGTTATACTTATGGTAACGTACTATTAGGAAATGGTAACCTATTCTCTAATGCTGGTTTATCATCTGCTGTAACAACTGGTGCTTCTGCTGTTGGTGCTATCGAAGTTGTTCTACCTCCACAAGGTGGACATGGTTCTGATCAAGAAGTAGAACTTAATGGTAAGCGTGTTATGACTAACATCCGTCTTACATATTCAGAGGGTTCTGGAGACTTCCCTGTAGATAACGACTTCCGTAGAATTGGAATTATCCAAGATCCATTTAACTGGGGTACTACAACATTCTCTACTGCTGATACACTATCTGGTCTAAAGGCAGTTAAGATTACTGGTGCTTCTGCAGACTTCTCTGTTGACGAGAAGATTACACAGACTGTAACTGGTGGTACAGCATATGGTACAGTTGTATCATGGACATTAGACAGTGGTTCTACAACTGCTGGAGTTCTTAAGTACATCCAAACAAACGATGCACATACAGACTCTGGTATAGTAAGAGGATTCGAGTCTAATGGTTCTAATGCAATTACTGGAGAACTTTCTACTGCATCTGGTAACGTAGATACTGCATATGGTTCTACACTATTAGGTGTTACATTCTCATCTGGACTTGCTGCTCCTGAGATCGAAAATAACTCAGGTGAGGTAATTTACGTTGAGAACAGAAGACTAATTACTCGTGCTCCTGACCAAATCGAAGATATCAAGTTAGTAATTGAATTCTAAGTATTAAAAACCTCGCTAAATAATATGACGAGAATACTAGTATTATTGGCGGAGTAAGATGCCTCAAAAGACGAACCTAAACGTAAGCCCATACTACGAAGATTTTGATGCGAAAAAGAATTTTTATAAGATTCTTTTTAGACCTGGCTATTCTATCCAAGGTAGAGAACTAACACAGGTTCAATCAATTCTTCAAAACCAAGTAGAGAGCTTTGGAAAATATGCCTTTAAGCAAGGCGAACTTGTTATTCCTGGTGAAGTAGGACTTAACACAAAATTAGATTACGTAAAATTATCATCTGTTTCAGAAGTTGCAGTAAACGATGGTAATAATAATATTGTTTATAAAAAATATGATATATCCCAATTAGTTGGAGAAGAACTTCTTGGGTTAACTTCTGGTGTCAAGGGAAGAATAGTTTCTACGAAACTGGCAACAGAAAGCACAGCAGATACTTTGTTTGTAAATTACGTCAATAGTGGTTCGTCTAACACTGAGACTACATTTAGACAAGGTGAGACTCTAGAGGTAGTTGATGGCGTCAATACTCCTTTACTCGTTGTAGGTACAGATGGTAGTGTTCTACCAACCAGTATTCAAGTAACTAATCCTGATACAAATGAGGTAACTTCATTAGAAAGTCCTGCTATGGGATTTGGTTCTGCTGTAAAGGTAGAAGAAGGTATTTACTTTGTCAATGGTTACTTTGTTCGTTGTGAATCAGAACTATTAGTTATTGATGAGTATTATGATAAACCATCTGCAAAAGTTGGTTTTACAATTAAAGAAGAGATTGTTACTCCAGAGGAAGATCCATCATTATATGATAATGCAATAGGATCATCTAACTATACTGCACCTGGCGGACATAGATTAAAGATATCTCTTATATTAAAAGAGTTTGCTCTTAATGCAATCACTGATAAGAACTTTATACAACTTCTTACAGTATCAAGAGGAGTAATCCAGAGAAAGGTTGAATCTACAGACTTTAGTGTATTAGAACAAACACTTGCTCGTAGAACATTTGATGAGTCTGGTGACTATGTTGTAGATAATTTTTCTGTAGACATTAGAGAGTGGGCACAGAAAGATGGTAATAGAGGTTTGTATGCTGTAGATGAATTTGGTCTATACAATGGATATAACGCAACTGAGTCTTCTAGAAAGATGGTTGCAAGTATAGGTCCTGGTAAAGCATATATTAAAGGTTATGAGATTGTCAATAAAGAGACTAAGTATCTTGAGATTGATAAAGCAAGAGAGAGTCTTTCTACTGACAATGTAAATTTAAAATCTAAAGGTCTCCCAACATTTAGTATTACCAATGTGTTTGGTAGTGTTCCTCTAAACAAAGAGGGATCTGATCTTACTGCGTATCCTGATACATTTTTGTACAGCACATTTAACGATGGTTCTGTAGGATTGAACAATACAGAATTATCTACAGATCATAGACAAACAATTAGTAGAAGAGGTCTTAACTTTACTCCTGATGATGGTATTAAGACTATCACACTTCAGATAACAAACACTACAACTCTTATAGGTGCTGTAACAGATGCAACATTCCAAAGTCAGTTTGGTGAATTGTTCTACATCAAAACTAGAAGTGATCTTGGCACTCCAACAGCAATTGGTTCTTTCAAAACATTATCTTTTGCCACTACTAATAAACCACTTATTAATCCATCAACATCTGTTCAATTTTTAGAACTAACAGTATTCGGTCCTAAAAATGAATTAGAACAGTTATTGTTAGAATATGATTTATCTGATACTGAATATAAGAGAAAGATTTTCTTAACAGAAGCAAATGCACAGACAAACTCAGGAGATGAGTTTGGATTTGTAGTAGATTATTCTCCTACCATTACTCCTGTAATAGGTAAAGTAAAACCAAATAACTTCTCCTTGAAGCAAAGAGGTTCTGGATTTAATTCAGATTCAGATATCGTTCTTTCTAGAGGTCGTCTTGCTGCAGGAACTAGTGCATATAATACAACATTTGGATTCTCATACTTTGACCCACAGTTCTTTACTAAGATAGTTTTAGAATCTGTTCCTACAGGAACTAATGCATTTGATGAAGGTAAGTATGTATTTGGTATTACAAGTGGTGCTTATGGTGTTGTAGAAGGAACTGCATCTGGTGTTTATAGTACAGGTGTACTACTATATGTGAAAACTCTATCTGGTAGATTCTTACCTGGTGAGACAATTAGAGATGAGGGTGGTGTAACTGTAAGAATTGCAAAAGAAAATACAATATCACACTTTATAATTCAAAATAGAGGACTAGGATATGCTGATGGTGCTACTCTATTAATTAATGGTCTAGAATTTGATAGTTCTAAAATAGAACTTTCTAGAACTACAGATGGTAAACTTTATAAAGCATCTGTTGCTAATAGATCTGCTGTAGGTATTGAGTATGCTCAACCACCATCAGTAACAGTAAAAAATCCAGACTCTGCTGGAGCACCTAATGCTGCTGCATCTGTTGTACCTTGTTTATTCAGAAATACAGTCACTACATACACACCACAGAATGTTAAGTCTATTGGTTGTGCTTATGGTTCTGGAAATGCAAATGATTTCTCTGCTGATGTTGTTGTAGATAGTCAAAAGTATTCTGAAATTAAGACTGTAACTGACTATACATTCTTTGGTTCACAAGGATCTACATTTATTGAATCAACAAGTTTCAGTGCTGATGCGTCAGGTGCTGTACAACAAGGTGACCTTGTACAATTCTCAGATGATGATAATAATCTTGTTAGATCTATTGTTCAATATGCAACAGAACAAGAAGGAGCATATAAATCTAGAATTTACCTAGACACAGCTTTACCTGGTGCAGTTACTAATGCTAGTATTGTAAGATTGCGTCCAAAGGTAGATAATGCTGCAAGTGGTACATTACTATTTTCTACTGGTAGTAAGCAAGTATCTCAAATATCTGCTGGTGGAGATGATACTAAGATTAAGTATTACTTCCGTAGAGATTTTGTAACTACTGCAACTACAGGTGGTGGTACAATTACATTTGCTGCACAGTTACCATTTGGTACACAAAGATTTGCTGCATTTAGTGAAGAAAATTATATTATTACTGTGTTAGATCCTGGCGATGCACCTGACATAATAAAAGGTGACATCATTTATGTTCCAGAGGATGTTGTAGATATTTCATCTGCTACTGATACTGCTAGTGGTCTTACATCAGGTAGTATTAGTTTACAGTTAGCATCATCGTATTTTGGAACCATACCATCTAATGGTACTTTCCCTAAACTTAAGTTAACTGCAACATTAGAAGTATCTAATGCAAAACCAAGACTTAAGACTGTAGTAAAGAATAAGAGAATCACAGTTACATCTGCTGGTGATCGTGTTGTGCCATTAAGAGGTACAGACTATGATACAGAAGTTGTAGAGATTTTATCATATGCAGATGCCTTTAAATTAAACTATGTCTATGAAGGTACATCATCACAACCCCCTGAGATTGATACTGCTGGTAATATAATTTCTGGTACTGATGTAACATCAAGATATACATTTGACGATGGACAAAGAGATACAATATATGATGTATCACGTATTGTTTTAAAACCAGGTTTTGAAGAGACAACTGGTCAACTTGTTATTTCTTTTGATTACTTTGAGCACTCACAAGGAGACTTCTGTACTATTGATAGTTACTTACACGAGGCAGGAGTTTCAGAAGATGAGATTCCAACATTTGACTCATCTGTTCTTGGTATTACAGAACTTAAAAATGTAATCGACTTTAGACCAAAGGTTGATAGCACTGCTATTATACCAGGTTTCCTTGATACATCTACATTAGAAAGAACAGAAGGATCGTTCTCTGGTGCTGGTGCTATTGTTGCAAGTAGTCCTGCTCCTGATAAGAATTTAGAATATACATTCTCATTCAGTCAAATTCAATACTTAGATCGTATTGATGGTATCTTCTTAGATAAGAAAGGTAGTTTTGTAGTTAACGAAGGTAACTCATCTCTCAATCCTACAAAACCAGATCCAATAGAAGATGCTGTACCATTATTCTACGCATATATTCCTGCATTTACTAAGACAAGTAAAGATGTAAGAATTACTCCTGTAGATAATCGTCGTTACACAATGCGTGATATCGGTAAGTTAGAGAAACGTATTGAAAGACTAGAATACTACACAACACTTAGCATACTAGAACAACAAGCACTTAACATGCAAGTTAAGGATGAGATTGGTCTTGATAGATTCAAGTCTGGTTTTGTTGTTGATAATTTTGAAGCACATAAAGTTGGTAATCTTAAATCATTAGATTATCGTTGTGCTGTTGATGCTCAACAATCTGTACTACGTCCACAATCTAAAGAAGATTCTATAGGATTAGTAGAAGTTAATTCAAGAGAAGATCAAAGAGCAGTTTCTGGATATAAAAAGACAGGACATATGGTTACACTACCATACTCTCCATTATCTTTATTAGGAAATAATTTTGCATCATCTACAGTAAATCCAAACCCATTTGTTGTACTACAATATGTTGGTGATAGTGATGTATCTCCATCAATAGATCAGTGGTATGATTCAAGTATAGAACCAGTTGTTGTAGATACAAATACAGATCTATTCAATATATTCTTGGCAAAAGAAAGTGTAAAAGAAAGTTTCTCTAGTTTACATAATTCATTTGTTATTAACTGGGTAGGTGCTACATCATCATTTACTGCTATCAATTCATTAGGCAATGTTAATACACAAGTTGCTAATACATCAGTTCAAAGTGCATCTGTTGGAAGTTCTTCTAATATTAGTCCTCAAAATAATGAAGTAGGTAAAGGTCTACAAACTAAGTCTGTAGGTGATAGTATTGTTTCTACATCATTATCATTCTTTGCAAGAAGTGTGCCTATCAAATTTAAAGTTGGTAGGATGAAACCTAATACAAGACTATATGTTTTCTTAGAAGGTAGAGATATTAGTCGTTGGGTAAACCCTGACCTTAGATATACTGGTATTGCAGGAAACTCTCTATCAGCATTTAATGGATCTATCACTACAGATGAGTATGGTAATGCTAGTGGTTTGATTATATTACCAGCAGGAACACCTCCTAATGAAAATGCTATATGGGGTGGAGATATTGATACTGTTGGATATGATGCATCAGCAGAAGCACTAAACTTTACTGTAGGAACTTTAACATTTAGATTTACATCTAGTGCTACTAATGCAGCAAAAACAGATGTTGATAGTTACACGGAAGTTAAGTATTATGCTACAGGTATTCTTCCAGAGAATCCTTCTAGTATTGTTTCTACAAAACCATCTATCTTTAAATCTAATGAGGGTGTTCAGTTAATTGAAAGTAATACTGATAATCCTGTAAGACCTAATCCTCTTGCACAAACATTTAAAGTAGAAAATCTAGATGGTGGATGCTTCGTTACTGGTATTGATCTCTACTTCAGTAAAAAGAGTCAAACAATACCAATAAAAACATATATTACCAATGTTGATGCTGAAAAACCAGCAAAGAATATTGTACCTGGTAGTGAAAAAACATTGACACCAAATACATTCTTAAAATGTGCTGCTAGTGGCAACATGTCAATAACAAAAGGTGAGAATGTAACTGGTGCATCTTCTACTGCATCAGGTCCTATACTTAAAGTGTTTGATAAAAATAATGTAGAATTAGTTGCTACTGCATCTGGTAGATATAGTCTTACAAACGAACAATGTTATACGGTTGTTCTTAGTAATCATAATGGTAAATCATTCTTACCAAACGAAGATCTAATTATTCCATCTGTAACTCTTGCTAACGATACAGGCGGTACAGATTTTGTTCTTTCTATTGTAAAAGATAGTGGTAAGTTATCAGGTATCAGAGTTACAAATCCTGGCATCAATTATGACAGTGCAATTCTAACAATAGAAAGTCCACAATTACCTGGCGGATCTACTGCTACAGCAAGCATAGAAGTTTCTGGTGGTAAGATTTATAATGCTGAGGTATCGTT